TTGGTCAACGTAAAATGAAATCTAAACAATCAGATATAGAAAGTGGTTTAAAAAGGTGTGCACATGTATGCATAGATTTTGCACAACAATTATATACAGAAGAAAAAGTAATACGTTTGGTGCAACCTAATAATTCTATGAGTGAGTTTGTAATTAACCAAAGATTATATGATGATAATAGCAAAGAGATAGGTATTGTAAATGAAATTGGAGTTGGGAAATATGATGTGGTTGTTGTGGCTGGTTCTACTTTACCAACCAATAGATATGCAGAACTTGAGATGTATATGGATGCGTATAAGAATGGTATCATTGATAGGAAAGAAGTATTAAAGAAAACAGAAGTTTTTGATATGGAAGGCGTATTGCAAAGAACTGATATGGTTGGTAAATTACAACAACAATTAGAAGGTGCAACAAAGAAGATAAAAGAATTAGAAGGTGATATACAAACAAGAGAAAGAGAAGTATATCATGCACGTCAACGTGCTGAAATAGAAAAGTTTAAGGCTACACTAGACTCTACTTCTGCTAGAGCGAAAGCTGCAGGAACAGTCTTTGAGAAACGTCTTAATGATGCAACTGGTCAAATTCGACAGGCAATAAGAGAAGAGCCTGTTGAAGAATTTAAAGAAACTGATTCACCCCAAGGACCAATGGGCAATCAAGAATAGGAGTCACAATGGCTGACGAACAAATAGTACAAAATCAAGGGACCCAAGAACAACCAGCACCTGAACAAGGTATGCCTGCAGAGTTTGGTACTCCCAGCATGGATAATGATGCTATACAAGACATACTCGGAACATCTGATAGAACAATGGCAGAGCCATCTATTTATCCAGAAACCGAGGAGGTGACAAACTCACCTAAACCTGTGGAAACAACGGAAGAAGCAAATCCTGAAGTACCTACTCAAGCTGATAATGAACAAGTGCGGTATGCTTATTGGCAGAGTCAAGCTGACAAAAGTAAAAATGAATTAGAAAATGTTAAAAAAACTAATGAAGTTCTTACTCAACAGCTTACTTCTTTGATGCAAGGGAGTGCACAGCCCCAGCAACCAGAGCAGAAGGAAACTGAAGAATTTCCACCTCCTCCAGATAAACCACAAAGACCTTTAAGTTTTAATAGAGAAGAAGCTTATACAGACCCTTCAAGTGAAAGTGCACAATATCAAAATGCAGTTGAAACTTGGAGAGATGATATGGATGAATATAATCGTTTAGAACGAGAATATAATATGGCATTGATTCAATCTGAAAGACAAGAGATGGAAACAAGTCAAACTAAATATCGTGAAGCTCAAGAACAGCAAGCAAGAGAACAAGAACAAATGACTGAAATGAGAAATCAAGCACGTCAACAGTTTAATGCTTCTGACCAAGAGTTTGATGAATATGTTAAGATGATGGCAGACCCTCAGTCTATGAGTTTTGAAAATACTTGGAGGTTATTTCAAGTGAATAAAGGACAGAGTATGCAACCTACTGCTCAACCAGCACCAAGTGCTGCTTTTCAGCAAACTAGGAAAGCACAGTCTATCCCTAATTCTATGGGCGTCCTGCCTTCTCAAAACACTAATGTGGAACAGAAAAGTGCAGGTGATAAACTAATGGATTCAATAATCTCTGATAATGAAAGATTTAATATTATCTAATGATTATTGAGTTAAAATAGGGGATTATTACACATGGCTAATCAATATAGTATTTCGCCAGGTGGTACAATGCAATCTAGCTCTATTGACCATTCAAGAAGAATGTTCAACTTTGGAGAGAGAATTGCAGAACTAGCACCACAACAATCTCCGTTTTTTACATATTTGTCCAAAGTAGCCAAAAAGCCAACTGATGACCCAGTTTTTAAATTCTTAGAACAGCGTCATCAATATCAAAGGCGTAATTTTTTAGCTCAAGCAGCAATTACATCAAGTGCACATAGTGGTTCTGATGCTAATTGGAACTTAGGTGATAAAAACTTTGATGCTTTATATGATAAATATGGAAGAACGGTATCAACAGCAACACAACCTATCTTTTTATTGGTAGGTCAAATTATTGCAGTTGAAGCACAAGTAGACGTAAATGGAGACGGTAACTTATCAGATGCAGTAAATGTAGTTGCATATTTTAGAGTAACTGATGTTGACTTAACAGCTAACTCAGCTTATGCTCAAATAGACGCAACATATTTAAAATCATATTATGTACCAGATGGTACTAATAAAGGTGAGTATACTGAACCAAGTGCATCTAAACTTGTTATTCCTGACAACGCTGATGGTCAAGTTGTAGGTTCAGCATTTGCTGAAGGTGGAACTGACCCAGAAGGTTTCAAAGATGAGTTCTTTGATAGAGAAGGATATGCACAGATTTTTAAAACTGCAGTTCCTTTGTTTTCTGGTACAGCTTTAGCTACACGTTACAGAGGTACTTCTAATGAGTACAAACGTGTTTATGCTGAAAAGTTAATGGAACACAAAATGGATATGGAACATGCTTTCTTATTTGGAATTGGTACTGATGATTCAACAGCTACTGGTCCATTAAGAAGAACATGGGGTATTCTTCCTTTTACAGAAGCTTATGGTAGTGTAAAAACTTTTACATATGCTTCATCTGCATACGATGACTTCATTGATGCATTGGAAGATGTATTCTCTCCAGAATCAGGTAATAGTGGAACTAAGTTAGTTCTTGCTTCAAGAAAAGTTATGTCCTGGATGAATAAACTAGGTTCTAGCTCTTTTATGGGTAACAACGCAGCATTAGGACACACAGTTACAACTAATGGTTCAAACTACGCAGCAGGAAGCAATGGTTTTACAACTGACATACAGAATCTCAAAGGTTCTTTTGGTCATAACATTACAGCTATTAATACTATTTATGGTAATTTAGCTTTTGTTATGGAACCATTATTTAGAGGACCTTGGGAAAATTATGCATGTATGATTGACCTAAAGAACGTTGCTTATAGACCATTAGCTGGTAATGGAGTTAATAGAGATACTCATGTTATTACTAATGTTCAAAATAACGATGTTGACGGTAGAAAAGATATGATTATGACCGAAGCTGGTCTTGAAGTCAATCTACCAGAAACTCACACTATTCTTAAGTTCGCTTAAGATTGTTAACCTAGTATATGGGGTAGTTAACTCTACCCCTTATGCTAATAATTAGGAAAGAAAGAAATGGCAGAAACAATTATAAATCAGTTTACAGAAAAAGAAAGGCTTGGTAAACAGGCATTAGATGTAATTACTGTAACACTAACAACTGATGCAGAAACTATTGCTGATGATAAAGTTATTGCACAAGCTATAGAAATACCTTATGCAACTTCTATGAATGGTGGTTCAGGATTAATTAAATCTATTACAATACTTGACCAGGTTGCAACTGGACCTGCAATAGATATTGTGTTTAGCTCAGATAATACTGCAATTACTGATGATGAAGGAAATGCAGTAGGTGAAGGTGTTGCAGATTTAGATTCAGCGTTAGCAAATATGCTTGGTGTAGTACAGGTAGTCTCAGGAGATTATACAGATTTAGTAGATTCAAAATTAGGAACTAAAACTAATATTGATTTAGGAATACAAACTGAGAGTAATAGTAAAAGTATTTATGCGTCAGTTATAAATAGAAGTGGTGGAAACTATGTAGCAAGTGCAACAACTGTATTAAGAATGAAAATCACTATACAAAAAGACTAATGTCAAAGATTGTTACTAGTGTAAGTATTGGTGGTCCTTGGCAGTCAGGGACTGAAGAAGTAAATAACAATAGTAGACGTACATTAAATACAAAAGGAAATAGTAATGAAAGTAAAAAAAGTAGTCAAAAAAGCCAAAAAAGAAGTAAAAAAAGAAGTTAAAAAAGAAGCACCTAAAGTAACAAGAGGTGTGTATACAAATAGAGGCAAATGAGTTTTAGTACTAAAATAGGTTATTATGCTGGAAGTGTAACTGGGTTTGATAACGAAGTTACATCCTGGTTAAATGATGGAGTTAAATCTATTATAGCTAGAGCTGGTGCAGTATCTCCAGACTTGTTATATAAATTTTCACATACAACTACATTAAGTGCTAGTAGTGGTTATGAGATAGCTGGTGGTAGAGTATTATATGTAGAAAGAGATGCTGACACGTCTAGTGATACAGATTTGCATGAAGCAAAACTTATTCCTTTAAATCAAAAAAATCAAGCAGCAGATACAGCTAGTATTTATTTTGCACCTAGTACAGCACCTGTTTATTATATAGATAATAACAAATTATATGTATTGCCAATACCAACTACAACCCAGCCAGCCTCTATTGTAGTAGTAAATTATGGTACTGTAGATGATTCTGCAGAAACTATAAGTAGTTTTCCAACAGAGTTTTATAAACATGTTGTTCTTTGGGTAGCAATGAATATATTGCATGCTAAATTAGTTAAACTTACTGAAACAACATTAGCATCTTTAGAAACAGAAATAACTACAGAAGCTACAAGTGCTTTAACAAGGGCAAGAAAATTGATGGAAGATGATGCTAATCTTGCAAATGTAAATGCATCAGTAGATGATTTTATAAGTAATGAAGATACAGAAATGGTATCTGCATCATTAAGTGCTATTACTACTGAATTAAATAGAGCTCAAAAACATATGGACAAATGGGCTATAAGAGAGAAAAAATTAATTACAGAATATAACTGGACATCAGGGCAATTAGCTTATGTTAAAGGAATGTATGAAGAGTGTTGGGCACCATATCAAGGTGTAACTGTTGCTAACG